GCAGGATCTGCAAGATGCCAAAGACGCCGCCGAATCGGTCGACACGAAGCTCGGCGAGCCGGCCAATGCCACGTTCGCGCTCGACTTCGCGTCGATGTCGAACACGATGGTCACGGTTGCCAATCGTCTGGGCGCGTGGAGCGGCTCGGGGCTCAACACCGTGCTGGGTGGAATGCGGGCGATTTTCCGCAAAGACGCCGATGCCGCCGTCCCAGACGACATCAACACCGACCTGGGCGGCGGCGCGGGCACGGCCGACAACACGACCGATTCTAACGAGGCGATCCGGGATCGCGGCGACGCGGCCTGGACGACTGGATCGGGTGGCGGCGGAGGCGGCACGACGGCCAACTTCGACAACACCAAGATCGTGCAATCCCGCGTGCTCAAGATCGGCTCACGCCACGACAACGTGTACAAGGCATGGCCCAAGGCACGCTTCGTTCAGGGGGAAGTGACGCCGTTCTGGATCGACATGAGCCGCTTCGTTGGTCCCGATCCCATCTATGACGTGGAAGATGCCACGGCCAGCGACGGATCGGTCACGATCAGCAGCACAGGCGTCAACCGTGACCTGGTGGTGATCTGGCCTGTGACCGCAGCAGCCGATCCCGGTGAGTACACGATCAACGTCGAGGTGCATCCGCACCCAGGCGAGACAGTCATCGTCGAGGCCACGATCGTCGTGGTGGCACCAATCGTGGAGTAGCAGCATGGGCGTTGCCAACATACCAATCGCACCGGCTCGCGTGTTCAAGCTGGGCTCGCGTCGTGATGGCGTGGTCGTGGCCTTCCCCGAGTGCAATCTAAAGGTGGGCGAGATATTCCCGATCTGGCTCGATCCATCTGCCATTACCGGTGGCCAGTGGTTGGCCAGTGCAGACAACCAAGCGGTGACTGATACGGATTTGGTCATCGATGAGATCGACGTTACACGCGACGCGGTGGCCATTATGCTCGACACCACAGCGCTGTCAGGCGGCGAGACAATCACGCTCACTTGCAACATTCACCCAACCAGCGGCCAGACGATCAAGGCGGGGCTTGTGATCAACATGACGGCGTGACGAGAGATAAGGAGTTAGGGCGAGTGAGAGTCGAAGTAAGTCGTTATGGGGCACACCCTTTGGGTCCTCCCAGAGATGGTTGGATTGGCGCGTAGGGCCCGCATCGAGCCGTGTTTTCGGATAGAAAGTGCAAATAAGTTCCTTACCAACTCCATGTGGCTAAGCGTAAACAAAAATTCGCGTCAACTCAAGCGGCAGCAGCAAAAGCGATTGGCATCAGTCGGTACACGTTTGTTGAGCTTGCGCGCGACCCCGACTTTCCAAAGAAAAGCGCAAAAGGCTACGACATCGAGGCGTGTCGATCGTTTTGCGAAAAACACGGACGCGGTCAGTACCGAAAAGGCAGCGGGGGCGAATCGACTTCGGTTGGTGGCGTCACGCTCACCGAAGCAAAGATCAAGGATACGATTGAGCATGCGGAAAACGAGCGCATCAAGAAGGAGCGACAAATCGTCGAACAGGCCAGGGAACTTGGCCAGATATTGTTGCTTGAAGATGTCCAAGCGGATGTTGCGAAAATCATCGCCACGGTCACTGAATGTGCAAGCGCACTGTCAACAGCCATCGATCGGGCATTGCCGGAAAGGCCACCATCGGCAAAGGTTTGGGGCGAGATACGTACCAAGGCGATTGCGCTAGCCGATAAGTTGCCGCGCGACATCGGGGCGGCGGTCAGTGAGTTATGGTAGCACTTCCTCGAAACGCGATTGACTCAGCCGAGCGCAACCGAGCGCGTTTACGTTCGGCAATGGTTGATCTCTGCCAGCCGATCGATGAGCCGCCAATCGTAGAGTGGATTGAGCAGAATCTCCGCTTTGGGCGTGGCGGCCGCGGGGTTCAGCTTGAGAGCCGGAGCGGCCCGTTTACCTACGATGATTCGCCCTGGTGGAAGTTCATTTTGGAGTGCGCCGTCGACAAGCGATGCACGTCGATCTCGCTTCCCGCCGCGACGCAAACCCACAAAACGGTCAACCTACTGATTGCGGTTCCATTGTTCTTTGCAGAGTTTCGGCCAGCGCCGGGCATGATCGTGGTCCCCGACGAATTGGAGGCCAAGAAAATCCGCGATCGAATCTATACGATCGTCCAGGAGTCGCAGAAGTTTGCGGAGTTCAAGCGGATTCGCATTCCGCCGGAGCACAAGTGGAATCTCCAGGAGATCGACCTGGGCTCGATGCTGATTCACTTGGCGTGGGCCGGATCGAAGCAGAGGACCCGCGGCAAACCTTGCTACTACGTTTGGTTTACTGAATTGGACGTGTACCCTGATTCCGACGCCAAGGCCGGCGACCCGGTGGAGGCCGGCAAGCAGCGAACTAAAGACGTATTTCGCTACAAGCATTTCTTTGAGTCGTCTCCGAGTGAAGCGCCGTCGAGGGTGTGCGACGAGGAGCAGATGGCCGACGATCGATGGCGGTGGTACATCACCTGCCCTTACTGCGGCATGAAACAGGAGGCCAGATTCTTCACGCACAAGAAGGGCGACTTCGCAGGTAAGGGCGGAATCGAGTTGACGATTAAGGCGCAGGGGGGCGATGGTGCTTCGTTGATGACATCGAGGCAGGCGCGCGATCATGCCTACTACGTTTGTCTGAACGGCTGCAAAATCGAGAGCGACCGAAAGCAGCATGTGGCGGAGTCTGGCAACTGGTATCCGCGCGGTTGGAAAGATGGCGATCCAGAGCCAGATCGAAAGCCGTCTCAACACGTAGGTTTCCATCTCTGGGCGTTCCATTCTCCCAACGAAACCTTCGGCGTAACCGCGGAAGATTATCTTCGGCACTTGGCAAAGGGACGCAAAGTCGATTTCTACAGCAATCGCTTGGCGTTCGCGTATCAAGGCGAGTCGCGGGTGCCTGGATGGGTGGAGCTTGGAACGCGCGCCGCATGGACTCACGCACGACGAACTGTCCCCGATCAGGTTTGGTTCCTAACCGGCGGCGTCGACAAGCAAGGCGAGAACAACGGGGCGCGGTACGTGATCCGTGGATGGGCGCCGGGTCGTACTTCGTGGCTGATCGATTGGGGGTGGATCACGCGCGATGACAATGACACCGGGCCGATCCTTTCCGACTTACTGGAGGTCGAAAGGCGAGTTCTGGTGTCCGACTTCCCGGTGCTCAATCGAGACAACGAGCAATCGGTAAACCCACTCGGCCATCAGCGATTGAAAGTACGATTGACGAACTGCGACACGAAGCACTTGCCGATGCAGATCCATCGTTGGATGCGGCAGCTACCCGGAAATTGGATAGACCGCATCCGCGGTGACAAGCTGATCCCCGGTCGAATCCGCAACATTCATGGTGACGTGAGTGTGCGTCCTGATGTGAAGTTTCGGCACAACCTTGTCGAGTCGAATTCTCGGACCGGAGAAAAATACGACGGCGGTTTGCACCTGTGGGGGCTGTGCGTCTATCCGTACTACTCCGAACTCACCGACATGCTGAGCGGCGAGCCGGGCCACCTTGGTAGCTGGTACGTCACTGCGGACTGTCTTTCGCAGGGGCGCGAGTATTTGGAGCAGGTCACGAATTTTTGCTACTCAGTGATCTTCGATCCGAAGAAAGGCAAAAAGGGGAAGTGGGGTCCAAAGTCTGGTCGCACGCCGGTCGACTTTTGGGACTGTGAAATTTACGCTATGGCGGCAGCCGAAATGGTCGTCGGCAACATGGGTTGGGAAGCGGCGGCTTGGGAGAACTGGCGTCGCACCCAAAAACAAAAGTCACAAACCAAAGAGTCGCGTCGCAAGCGGCCGGCTCAACAAGTTGAGGAGTTAGGAGCACGATGAGCATGTTAGAAGATGCCCCCCTGTCATTGGATGATGAACCCAACGGGACCGACGCCCAGCCAGCCAAAGATACCGACGGTGTGCCGTACTGCCGCGTCCATCATTGCCGCATGAAGCAAAAGAGTGGCGGCAAGAAGAGTTCGCCGACGGCGTACTACTCGTGCCCTGTCGACCGTTGCCAGGAGAAGGCGCAGAAGATCAAGACGGTTAACGAATGCGTGGTGCCGCGCGATCCGCTCACATGCCCGCGTTGCAGCAAGGGCGGAAAGCCGGTGCATTGCGAGCGCGACCCGAAAGCATCGACGGCCGCGATGGTGATTCTCAAGTGCCCGTCTTGTGGCTGGAAGTCGAGCGCGTTTGCAGTTCCGCAACTTGCGGCTGCGCATTTTGCTGCGCGGCAACAGGGGCGGAAGCCGCCGATCGAGAATCTTGGCGATCGCTGAATCGCCTAACTCCTTTACAGATTAGTAAACGACTCCGCGCAATCGGCCTGCGACTTTTCGTAGGATTGCAGCATGGCTGCGACCGACCAGCAAATCGCCGACTCTCTTGCCGACTCGCTGTTGCGAGTCGTAGACACCGATTCGGCTAGCTGGAAAGAGGGCGAGCGAGAACAACAACTTCTCGATCCGGAAAAAATGTATCGCCTTAAAAAGCAGATGGCAATCGATGCCGTCCGGTCTGGTGGCACAATTTTCCGCGGTGTTAAGCGCGTCAATGTTTGATGTTTTCAAAGGCTGGTTCAGCAGCGGGCCGAAGCCTGGCAGCAGCCAGCATGCGCGGCAGCTCTTGATCGAGGCGACACATGAAGCCTACCGCCTTGCGCGACGCGATCGCCCGCGTGAGCACTACCAGCCACACGGCTACAGCGGCGACTCGGCTATTCGCGGCTCTCACGACCTGATGAACCGCCGGACGCGCGACCTTGTGCGAAACACTGCGCAGGCGAAGAGCATTATCAACTCAATCCGCGACTTGGTGATCGGCACGGGCCTCCAAACCTTCGCCTGGCCGTTCCTGCCGTCCGAGTTGTTTCAGATCGGGACGGAACTCGAATCGCTTCAGGCCGGAAACCTTGGTCCGCGGTTGACCTACGCGCTCGAATCGGATGATTTGTTCGAGGAGTGGTCGAACGACCCGGAGCAGTTCGACGTGGAAGGTCGTATGTCGTGGCCTGAGATGCAGGCCATGCTCGTACAGGAGTCGGCCACTGTTGGCGACGGGCTGCTGATTCGCTCCTTCGTCAAAGACTACAAGCTCGTTCCGTTGGCCTACCAGATTATCGAGCGTGAGCAACTAGACGAGTCGAAGGACCGGCCGGCGTCGACCGGCAAGAACAAGATTCTCGGCGGCCGTGAATTCAACGCGGCCAATCGTGTTGTCGCATACCACCTCTGGACCGACCACCCTCACGAATTCTTCGGTACGAGCGGCTCGATGCTGATGGGCGCTGGTGCTCCGCTGTCGCTGGGCAGCAAGAGCATTCGCATTCCGGCCGAGCGAGTGATTGATCTGGCGTTGTTCCATCGCCCCAGCGCGTCGATGGGGGTGTCGTGGCTCGATGCTTGTGGTCAGTCGATTTGGGACCGTGATTCGTACATCGACAGCGAGATTCGTTCTGCTGCGGTCGACGCTGCGTTCTCTTTTGTGGCCAAACTTGAGGACGCTGAATTGCGTCAGGGTCTCGGTTTCGCCGACGAGACGGACGATAGCGACGAGTTCGGCAATCGCAGCTACAAGGTCGGTCAATCTCCAATTGCGTCTGTCATAAATCCTAGCGAGTCGCTTGAGATGATCCGCTCGGCGCGTCCGAACAAAGACGCTCCGTCGTTTATCAAAATGCTCGACCGCGACACGATGCAGGCCGCGGGTCTGAGCTACTACTCCGGCACGGGCGATTACGAGGCCACGAATTTCTCGTCGACCCGCGCCGCGAAGCTCGACGAGGATTTGCACATCAAGCCGCTCCAGAATTGGGTGGCGTGTCATGCCGCCTTACCGGTTCGGCGACAGTTCAATGCGGTGGCCGCAGCGGGCGGTTTGTTCACTTCGATCACGCCATCCGAGTTCCGCCGCAACGAGCGGACCTACCAGCGGTTCGACGCGATCGGCAACGGCCGTGATCTGCTCGACCCATTTAAGGAAGGCGAAGCTCGGACCACGCGCCTGCGAACCTGTATGAGCACGTTCAAGGAAGAATGCGCCCGCAACGGCAAGCATTGGATTCGCGTGCTGATGCAAAAGGCGATCGAGGGCAAGGTTTCCGAGTTGTTCGGGGTGCCGCTTGATTTCAGCAAAACTGGTGGCGACGGTTCCGGGTCGGAACAGAACGAAGAGTCGGGGCAAGACGAAGAGTCGGATCAGCAAACAGAAGGAGCCGGCCGTGCCGCGTAGCAAGCAAGCCGAACGCCGACGCATCGCCAAGCTCCGTGCGGAGTTCAATGCCGCGCCGTGGGCCATCGACGCGCGGTCGCTGGGCATGCTGGGCCACGCCTTTGAGTCGGGCGACTTGGACGCGATTAAGGCGACGCTCTCGCTGGGAAACACCCCCGAATCGATCACCAAGATCGTCAACGGCGTCGCTATTATCCCCGTGACGGGCGTCTTGCAGGACGAGTGCAACTACATGGTTCGGTGGGGTTATGCGTCGAGCTACCAGCTCATCGAGCGCGACTTCAATCAGGCGATGGACAACAACAACGTCAAGGGCGTGTTGTTCTACTTCAATTCGCCGGGCGGTTCGGCCATTGGTTGCAAGCGCGTCGCTGACCTCGTGTTCGAGTCCCGCGGAATCAAGCCAGTCCGTTCCTTTGTGCAGGGCGTTTGTTGCTCGGCGGCGTTCTACATCGCCACGGCGACCGATCGGATCGAATGTACGGCCGACTCGCTGGTTGGCAGCGTCGGCACGATTCTGCCGCACATGGAATACAGCGGCATGCTCAAAGAGTTCGGCATTGGCGCGGAGGTGTTTACAAACACCGATTCGCCGAAAAAAGGACACGGCAACATGTACGAGCCGCTGTCCGACGAAGCCAAAAAGACGTTGCAGCAGTTTGTGAACTCTTACGGCCGCCCGTTTATTGAGGACGTCGCTCGCTATCGAGCGATTGGTGCTGCCGAGGTGGTCAAGAATTTCGGCCAAGGCGACGCGCTACGCGCGGACGTCGCCATTGGTCGTCAGATGGTCGACGCCGTTGTCGACAATTTCGATGAATCCCTGGAGTCCATTTCGGCTGGCGGCACTACTGTCCCGGTGGAAACGGACGAAGAACCGGTCGCCGACGCGACCAGCAACCTTTCGAGGAGAAGTGTGATGAACGAGCGTATCAAAGCTCAGTTGTTCGCGTTGGGCCTGATTGATTCGCTCGACGCATCCGATGCGATCTGCACGGCAGCTCGCAATTCGTTCTTTGCCGGCCGCGGTGTGTCCGTGCCCAGCGACGAGGCGCAGATTCTCGCCACGCTGCAGGCTCCGTCGGCCAAGGTCGAATCGCAGAAAAGCGAGACGCCCGCCAAGCCGGCTGACAACGTCCAGGCAGCCCACAAGGCCGAGCAGGATGAGGCTAAAGCCGAGCATCTCGAAGATCTCCGTTCGGCTGCCGCGACGATGAACTCAGTCGCCGGCAAAGAAGTCATCACCGACAAGATGGTGCTCGACGCGCTGTCGAACAAACTCGACGCGCGCGGTGCGATGGACGCTTGGAAAGAGGCGCTCGCCAAGGATCAGACGCCGGTTCCGGGCGCGAAGGTCGACTATAAGGGCGAAGGCGCGGACCGCTACGCGGAGCACGTCATCGAGGCCCTGGCGCATCGTTGCACCAATAGCAGCGGCGAGTTGTCGGAGAATGCCGCCGCGCATATCCGCAAGCCGCTGAGCCACATTGCGGCCGAGTGCTTGTCGTACTCAGGTCGGACCGACATCGATCCGTACGACAATCGGGAGTACATTGCCGAAGAGGCGATGTCGATGGGCCAGCCTGGCAAGCACGACGTTCGGTTCTCGGCGAATGAGCAACGGCAGTACGTCAAAGCGTCGGCGGCTCCCGCCACACGCCCGGGTGACTTCCCGAACATCATGTCGGGCCTGCAGAACAAGTATCTTGATTCGATCGAGTTGGATCAGGACTACAGCTACGGCGACATTTCCGCCGTGCTGCCCGGCGGCCTGAACGACTTCAAGCCTGGCTTGATGATTAACAAGGGCATCGTCGAGGAGATGGACGAAGTCCAGGACGCCGAAGCATTCGAGGAGTTGGGCCTCAGCGAAGAGGTGCTGTCGTACATCTTCATGCGTCGATTTGGCAACAAGTTCGGCTGGACGCCGCTAATGATCGCCAACGACGATCTGAACGCTTTCGCCGAAGGTATGCTTGGGTTCGAGGAAGCGTGGCAGGTGACGCAGAACCGCCTGGTTCTCGACCTGATCACGTCAAATCCGACGCTGCTCGATGGTGTCGCACTTTTCGCCAACCGTGACGACACCGGAACGGGCACGAACCCGGCAACCAACGACAATGACCTCGCATCCGGTGGCAGCACGCCGAGCGACGCCCAATGGGCGCTGATGGAAGCGAAGTACGCTGACATCGGCGGCATTGCGACCGGCCGTCGGGTCCGCGGCACGCTCAATACGTGGTTCGGCCCGACTGGCACGCCCTTCGTCGAGGCACGCCGTACGTTCCTGCCGCTCAGCACGGGCGGACTCGAGCCGAAGTCGGCGGACACCACGGCGAACGTCGGGATTTACCGCGGGCTGATCAAGCTCGTGCCGGAAAGCGAGTTGCGTACGTCGTCGCTGTTGAAGTGGTACGGATTCCGCAGCCCGACGCGGCTCAATACCGCGACGATCATCCGGGCCTACTTCAACGGCTTCGGCACTGCCGGGCGCCGCGAGCGTTGGTACGATCCCGAGCGCAAGGTGCTTTGGATGTCGCTCGAAGGCCGCGTCGCGTCCGCCGTTAAAAACTGGCGTTACGTCATCCGCAACAAGGGCGAGAACTAGCCCACCGCATTTGGAATCGTTTTTTCAACGCCTGCCATAAACAGGCAGTCCTTGATCCGAAGGGAACTTTATCATGTCACGCAGAACTGGATGCTGGATTCACGATTTCCGTGGGCATCAATTGGTGGCCGCGACCGCCTCGGGTACGGGCGGGCCGTTTGTCATCGCCGACACGTCGGCCGCCGGCGCGCCGACCGTCGTCGGGCTCGATGGCGGTGGCATCCGTATGCTACTTGCCAGCACGACGGAAGTCGAAAACCTGTGTCTCTATTTTGGCGACAAGCTGTCGTTCGACATCGACGACATCATTCGCTTCTGGGCGATCGTCAAGACGGTGGCCACGCTGGATTCGGCGACGCAGATTGCGTTCGGGCTCGCCAGTGCCCGCAACGATGCGATCGATTCGATCGGAGAGGCGGCGCTGTTTCGGGCCATTGCCAACAACAGCATCGTGGCCGAAACCGACGATGGCACCAATAACAACGACGACGTAGCGACCGGGCTGACGCTCGGCGCGACGTGGAAGCGGTTTGAAATCAACTTTGCCGAGCGCGTCTCGACGATGGAACCGCCGAGCTTGTCGGTCGGCCGCCCGTCGAACATCGGTTTCTACGGCGCCAACGACAATGGCTCGCTGCGCCGCGTGGCCAGCGGGACGCGGTTCGACATGTCGAACTACTCGTCCGGGTTGCAGCCGTTCTTCCAAATCCAGAAAACGTCGGACGCAAATACCGACAACCTGGACATCCTGCAGGTTGGCGTGGAGTTCAACCTGCCGCAGTAGTTCGGATCGTTTGATGAGTTTTCAGGAGACGTTTAACGAGCGGGTGATGCCGGCGGCCAACCGGGCGTTTGGAGTCACCGCGACGGTCTTTGTTGATGGCTCGATCTTCCAAGAGAGAACCATTTTCCTTGGCCGTCGCAACTTCCCGACTGATGGCAGGCCGCGGGGAATCGACCCATTAGCTCGTTTGCGTTTCCAAGAGATTGTGATTTCGGCCAGTGAACTGACGTTCGATGATCGAGCCGCATTTCCGGAGCGTTGGTGTGAAGTCGAGGTCGCAGACATCAACGGCGAGCCGCGCGGCTGGACAGTATTCCCAGCCAATGGCGGCGTGCTGTGGAGGTTTTACGATCACACCGAAACTCGATTGACGTTCTACGCGATCGACAAGCGGGATTTGGTGAAAGTTTGCTGGACGAGGCCAGATGGGTCGAGATCGGAGATTTACTACGGGATACCTGGCCCGATTCGGGCGACGGAGCAAGCGGAGGCCGTTCGCGGTGCTTCGTCGGTGTCGTCGCTGCATTACGTCCAGCGGCAAGAGATATCGGTGATCCCGAAGGAATCGCAGCAGGAGTTGAACGATAGCGGCGACATCCTGTTGCAGCAACCGGACGACAGCGAACCGCAGGAATGGTTTGTGGAAAGTGTCGCGTTTTCGACGCCGTCGCTGGTGACTTTGGAAGTCAAGCGAGACGTGGAGAAGCGAGGCCCTGAGATACGCAGTGATCGATGACCCAATCCGGAACGACGTGCCCGAGTCAAGCTGAAGACGCAACCGCCGATGCGTTCTCGCGGTCGACAGCTTGGCAAACGCACATTGGAGCCGCAGATGAAACGGAAGCGCTGACCAAGATTTATTTCAACTCATTGCCGCTGCCAAACGATAACTTTGCGTTCACTGTTGGCGAACTCGAAGAGCGCGGCACGGTGATGATGATCCTGATGGACCCAGAGGACGGGTTTCGTGTTGTTCCCGGAGAAGCACAGGGAGTGCTACACGAAGGGGGGAATATCCTGGTCATCATTGAGCGTCTGATACCACAAAGCGAGGTCAGCAACCCAGCCATCGATCAGAACCGAAAGCTGCTCGACATAGTTGTTCAAATGATGACACAGGCGACCAAGTATTTGCTGACTACAAAAGGGCAGCGTTGGATGCGACCAATGCGGTTGGCGCATCCCCCGACATTGAATCACTACAAGAAAGCCAAAGTCGAGGGTTACCGCCAGCACGCAACAATTGCAATCGAATGGGGCGTGGGCGGAGACGACAAAGACTAGCCATGTACACACTGCGAGTCGAAAGTCGAGCGCGTCGGAGATTAAAGAATCTCCCTGCGCGGATGCTCAACTCACTTATCGAACGTGTGATGCTCGTCTACCCGCTGGCATGGAATCGGCTCTACAAGAAACTCCACTTCGGCGACGGCGCGCCGGAGCGATACAAGTATGCGTTGCGCGACGGCGAGCGCCGAAGCGGTCCGCCGGTCAAGGGTAGCTACACAGCGAAGAAGCTGTGGGTCTACGGCCACACCCGCCCGCTTGAGTTCACGGGTCGGTCGATGGAAGACACGCTTTCGCAGGATCATGCCACTGCAGGCAGAAGTCGAAAAACTGGATTTTGGTCGAGAGCGAAGCTTGGCATCGGCTTCAACCGAAAGAACCCGCACAGCTTCACGAACCCAGCCGCCGAAGTGACCAAGGTATTGCCGGAGGAGCAGCGAGTGCTCAACTCCCTGGCAGACGAAAAGCTCCGCGCCGAGTTCCGCCGCCATTCAGGATTCCGAGGCTAAACCATGACGATCGCGGGTGTGTACAGTGCTGGCGGGATTTTCCTACAGACCGATTCGCCCGAGATGGCGTCGGCGGTGGGCTTTGCTTGCGACTTGGTCCAAGAGATCAGCCTCGGCAAAGACGTCCGCACGGGCATAGAAAACGCAGGCATCTACGAAAGCCGGGCCAGCGTGATTCGCCGGGCGCCCGCGATTCAGTTCGGCACTTCGCAGATTGCGACGTTTTTGGATTTGGTTGGTGTCGGCGGCCGTTGCATCAACAGCGACGGAACGCATCCCGGACTGGACGCCTACCAATTGGCGCACGACCGATGTAACGCCCGCGATCTCACCAACTCCACTCGCTACCGCGTGGCGAACGGGCTGATCGTCCCCGAGAGCTTGAGCGTCTCGCATCAGGGGCGAGCCGAACTCAATGGGCGCGTCTACACGGTGACGGATGGTGCCGGCAACGAACCGCTGATTAAGGCGACTGGAATCACCTACCCGAACACGGCGATCGACACGGAAGAATACGGTCTCTTTCTTTGCACCGTGGCCGGTGTGAATATCACCGGTCTCAAGAGCCTATCGATCGACTTCGGCCTGGAAGTGACCCAAGAAGATGCCGACGGCTCGATCTGGCCGGAATGGGTCAGCGTGGGATCCGTGGTGACTCGTATCACGCTCTCCGGCGTCAATCCCGGCTGGCTCGACGACGCGGTGATTCCGATCGACGGCACGCCGATGACGCACGCCAACACGACGTTGCGGCTGGTGAAGTACGCCTCCGGCGGCTCGTACGACGCACTCGCCTCGGCGATCCACATCGGGATCACGGTCGCCGGCCTGGGCTGCATTACGACGCCTGCCAGTTCGCGCGGGCGCGGAGTCTCCACGACCGAGGCGATGCTCTACGCGATCCACGACGGAACGAATACACCGCTGGTCGTCGACACCACCTTTGCCCTTGCGTGAGCCATGCCAGAAACACCGAAATCGTCGAAGCGTTTCGCTGATCCCACCCGCAAACTGGAGCGGCTGCTCTTGTCGCAAGGCTTTTGCCGAGGCCAGTGGGATGCGCAGCTCAAGCTGATGACCGTCGAGGACAAAAAGATGTTTGCCGAGTGCGTCGACGATGACGGCCTGGTCTCGCGTGGCAGCCGCGAGAAATTCGAGGCATGGCGCCATGCCCATATCCGCAAGGTCCGCGATGCCGCTTCCAAGCCGCCCGCGAAAGAAACTGGCAAGCATGCAAGTGAGTAATCCTTGGCTGGTCTGCTGTATTTTGTCTCCGGCTCGACGGTCAAGCCGCGCCCGGAAGAATTGGCGGCGCTGGGTCTGCAATTCGATCACCCTCCCACCTTGGCCGAGTGCATCGGCCGCGGGCCGTCCGGCAAGCCGGGCGTAGTCGTCGCGGACCCGCATCGCGTCGAGCGGATCGGCATCTATCTCGACGATCAGCACTGGGAAGCGGTGCCCGTCCTGGAGGGCGAACCACGGCTCTACATCGGCTGGTACAGGAACGCCAAGCCGGGGCCGGCTGACCTCGCTCGCAAATCACAAGTCGCCGGTCCACGGGTCTTGTTGGCCGACGGCAACGAGTGGATGGTGCCGCTGGTGCAAGATTGGTCGGAGGAGGACGCGGCCAGAGCGATTGCTCTGCCCCGTGCGGTCAAGCGAGCCGCTGATGGCAAATGGGTCAAGGGCGACGTCGAGCCCACTTACCAAGCTTTGTGGGAAGCCGCCCAAGAGTATTGGCAGGTACTTTGTAGCGCGGTGGAAGATGGCTCGATGCAATACGAGTGGGAGCCGCTGTTTGATTATGCCTGCGCGCTGCTCGCGGTGAACTACTCACTGACTCCGCTGGACGTTTCGGCGCTCACGTTGTTCACGACCGACAACGTCGCTCAGCGGGTGACGAATGCGGCGGTCGACTGGCTGACGTTTGTGGAGTGGCTGGAAAAAAAAAGCGCGGCGGAAGCCGCTGGTCCCGATTTATTGCCTGGAGCCGCGGACTCACCCCCGGCTACCGCCCAACTCTTGCCGACCTAGAAGCTCTGTCATTGGGGCTCGATCAAAATGCCTGACGTTGAATGGACAAGCCGCGGCGCACAGCGAGTCATCAAAGACTTTGATGAAGTCGCCAAGGCGACTGAGCGCCACGAGAACCATGTCAAGGGCACGACCAAGGCCACACAGGAACTCGGCCGTATCTCCCAGAAGATCATCAAAGATAACGAGACCGCCTGGGAGCGGTACACCCGGCAAGTCGTCAATGCGAAGCGGGCGCACGAAGACAACAAGATCACCGTCCAGCAGCTCAATCGCGAACACGCCCGCGCGACAATCGAACTATTGAGAGAGACCGACGCCGTCGACAAAGAGACGGCTGCTCGCAATCGTTCGCTGGCGGTGAGGCGACAGCAGGCGAAGCTGGCGGATGTCTACCGCTTGCAGACGCTCCGCGGTGTGTCGGCGATGTACAGCGAGACGGCGGCCGTCGGGGCGATGAGCGTGCAGCTCGGAAACTACGCCACTGCCGCCAAGCGAGTTGGCGGTGAGTGGAGTGCAATCCTTGGGTTTGCCGGTCGCCTGGCGCCATTCATTGGCGGGGCGGCGGTGCTTGGTGGTATCCGGCAAAGTGAGCAAGCGTCTGCAGCGGCTGGGCAGCGGGCGATTGCATCGGGGCAAGCGGCGGCCGGGTTGGCCGAGTTGGCGCGGGGCGATCCAAAGAAGCACGCCGAGCTGCTTGGTGTGTCACGGGCTTCGTTCTTGGAGGGCGGATTTGCCGGCGGTGATGAATCTGGAGCGCATGCGCTCACGTTCGAGTTGGCGAGTGGCGACATGCTGGCTGAACGCGCGTTTTTCTCGAAGGCACAGCGGGCCGGGCAACCGGGTGCGCAGCTCGCCAAGACGGTGGCGACGTATCGACAGGGCTTCAAGGGAGGGGATGCCGTAGGAACGTCCAGGGAGATTGTTTCAAAGGCAATCGAGGCGGCGGCCGAGCCCGTCGGCGTTGAGGCGGCAGACATCCTCAAAGGGGCATCGCTGTCGGCTGCCAACGCCAAGCGCCTTGGCCTAAGTGACGAAGAGCATTTAGGCGTCATTTCGACGATCGCCGACGTCACCGCCGACGCGAACCGTGCGGGCAACTACGCCGACGCCCTCTATCGGGCCTTCATCAGGCGCGGCTACGTGGATAAAGGGGCGAAGCCAATCGGCCAACTCCGTGATGAGCTTGCCAGCAAGGGGCTCGTCGCATCAGAGCTACAGAAAGAACTCGGCCGTGAAGAAGCGTCGACTGCGTTTTCGTTGATCTCTCAGCCGGGGGCGCTGGAGCAGCGCATTGGGCAAATTGGAGCGGCTCAATCGACCGGATTGTCTGATACGGTTTTCGATGCTGCGATCGCCACGCCGAGCGTGGCCACGGGAATCAGCGTCAACCAGCGTCGTGCGCGGACGCAGGTCCGAGCGGAAGAAGCTGGGCTCCGACAGGAACGTATTAACGCTCAACTGGAATCCCAACGCCAGCGAATGCAGGAAGAGTTAGGGTCGGTTGGTGCCGGGATCGTCGGTCCATTCAATGAATACGTTGTCAGTCCGCTCACGCCGAACGTCCTGGAAGATCCCGGCACCGGCGACCTGAATGCTCCGAATCAAATGGAGCGCCAAGCGGCGCTGCTCGAAGAAGCAAACCGCCAGCGCGCACGGCAGATGCGACGCCAGGCCGGTGCTTCCAACGGGAGGGCCGAGTAGATGCCCGTCGCCGACCACTTCCTCGAATTGCTCGACGCGAACAACAGCCCCGTCTCGCCGGCGGTGAAGCCGTATTTTCTTTCGATGAAGGGGCCGATTCAATTCCGCCAAGAACGGGCAGAGCGATTAGCGCGCGGTGGCATCGACGGACACGGGTTTCGCAAGACGGGCAGTCGTGGCGAGCCGTTCGCCCTCAGTACCGTCGTCGACGCGCCGTCGCTACAGGTCGCCAAGGATCTGTACAAGCTCACGTATTCACTGATCCCACACGCCGGGCTGGTGGCCGTCACGAAAGACGGCATCGACTGCGGTTGGTTTATGGTCGAGCGGTGCCAACTCATTGGCTGGCGAGCGTGTGGCGAAATGGCTGGTGGGTTCTCGCCGGCCGCTGTAACCAAGCTCGGGTTGCCGAGCGGGTATTCCGTCAGTAACGGGCCGAGTGCGGCGCTGCTGACCATCCGCTGGACGCTCATCGGATAGGAGTCGAACCGTGGCCCGTTGGATTCGTTTTTGCCGTGTCGGATCAAAGCATTGGGAAATCGCGCGCAACGAGCGTGAACTTCGCGCAAAGCTCAACGGCGAGTTGGCCACGATCGAGATGCCGGCCAAGCCGCCGGCCGTGCGGCTGTGGCGACGCTTCCGACCACCGCGACCCATTGAACTAGGAGTAACGCAATGACCATCAGTGCAGTTGTCACAGAAAAACTTGTCGTCGGCGGGCAAGAGCTGGGCGGGGCCGTCACGATCGCCGGCGGGCTGAACGTCGGCATCAACGAAGCGATCCCCGCTTCGCAGACCGACCTCGAAATCACCTTCCCGCTCGACGTGAGTGCCGTGCTGGCGTTCTTTGCAATCTGCGACCAGGACATCGTGATCGAGACGAACGACGGGGGATCGCCAGTCGACACGATCACGCTCACGGCGGGCGTGCCGTACTGGTGGCGCGTGGGATCGGCCGAAGCGTTCGCGCTGGGGACCGACGTCACCTCGATCTTTGTCACCAACACGAACGCCGGCACGCTCAAAATCCAAGCCATCCTCGATCCGACCCCTGCCTAATGGCCTTCCTTTCGACCGCCCGCTCCGGGCTCATTACCGACTTCGTTGAGCATACGGTCGACCTGATCGATCGTATCGACGTGGTCGGTTCGGACTGGGAGCCCTTGGAAGCCGATGGCGAAGATCGCCGGTTGTGGTGCAACAGTTGGCACGATCGCTGCAACGGAATCTCCACCGGGACGCTCGTCATGGCGCTAGGCGACGTGTTCCAAGTTGGCGGCACGCACTTTGAGGAGTACCAGCCGGTCGACCTCCAGGGCAAGTTTTGCCGGATCACCTGGGTTGACGATGGGGTCACGAGCGTTCGCATCGGCTACATCGTGGGGGCCGCGCAGGACCGCTCGGCCGTCGAGGAGAATGTCGACCCGGATCAGAACAAGCTCAAGGGGCGCGTGCAAGAGTTCGACGTGGTTGGGTTGGAGTATTTTCTGGGGCGGGTCCAGGTCGACACTGCCGTGCTCTATGACGCAGGTGCGGACCTGAGAATCGGTCGCGCTCTGATCTTCAATGGCGACCGCTCTCTCTACGACAACGACACGTCGCGCCGCGGTAATCGATCATCGCTTCCGCAGCTCGACGAAGACGGCGACCCCGAGGGGGATGAAGCAGCCGAAGATTTTGCGTTTACCGACGGCGCGACTCCCGGAGTGCCGTGGTCTGCCAAAGACATGGTGCGGCATCTGCTGCGCTATCATCGGCCAGTCGACACCGAAGACGAGCCGGCGCCGTGCCGATTCAGCCTGCAGTTCCGCCGCGATGGGCAGGGCGAAGAAATCCCCAACCATCAGGAAGCATTAGAGGGCATGTTTCCGACGATTCCCACCGAGCGCAAGACGACGCTGGACGTGCTCAATGAGATCATCGATCCAAAGCGCGGCGTCGAATGGTGGGCGGAGCTGTCGAAGAATGGATTTGGCGTGCCCATCACGCTGCCCGGTTTCATTGAGGTACGAATTCGTGTTGCCGCCCGCACGGCAGCTGCCATAACGTTGCCTAGCGGCGGCACGCTGCCGGCCAATGCCGACCAGGCGGAGCTGAACTTCGATCAAAACGTCGACGTCGGCGACGTGGTGCTCAGCGAGGACAAGCGGCGGCACTACGATCAGGTGATTGTCCGCGGGGCTCGCCAGACCAGTACATTCACGGTCTCGACCGAAGATGGCAACCTGGCAGGCGACTGGTCGACCGACCTGGAAACCGAATACAAATCGGGCGGCTCGGGAGGCACGGCTGCGCTAAAAGACATCTACCGAAGAAATGAAAAGTTCGGCCCGGTCTACTCGCACTTTCGCATCCCGTTCGATTGGGATGGGCAGGTTCGCAATGGCGTGGGCACCGGCACACTGAGCCCGGCGATTCTCGACATCGCACCGGACGGCACGGACAACGGTGCGGCCGAGTTCTCGATCTGGGGCATTCGGCTCTTGAACACAACGCGACTGTTGGTGGGGTACAACTACGCGGCGAGCGCATCGAGTCCGACGGCAATCGAGGAAATCCCAACCGGCACACAGCCCGACATGATGAAGCCGTTCGCGTTCTTTGTGTACACGCCATCCGGGGGCGGCAGCGTAGTTGCTCGCTATGCCGACAAACTCACCGACCAACTCGGGCCAGTGGGCGATTTGTCTCAGTCGTACCATCTCGCGATGCAACAGAATAGCCTGGGCATCATCGTGAAGGCCACAGCCGGCAAACAGCACAAGATGGCCGGCGACTCTTGGACCGGCACCGGAACCGACGTCACCGACTACACGCCAGAACTCGACTTTGCATCTGGCGGCGATTACGACGTGATTCTCGGCGCGACGGTTACGGCCGAGCTCGACCGCTTCGCCGAGGGCCGCTGGCCCGAAACTCTCGCTCACGTCCCCGAGGGCAAGCCGATCGAGACGCTGGTCATCTACGCGGGCGACAAATATCGACTCGACTACCTGGCCAACGAAACCACGCTGCTCATCGACGACTCGACGGGGACCAGCGTTCCAGCCTTGGCCACCGGCGGCGTGATCCGCAACGACCAGCAGGCGTTGCAGGACATCGCGCGGATGCGCTACGAGTGGTACAAGGTCGACCGCCAGCCGATCTCGATCACGCTCAAGCACTGCAAGGAACTCTTCCGGCTGGGAATGTTGCTCACCACGATCGGCGAAGGCTCGACGCTCGTGAGCGTCAACAGCGTCGTCAACTCGATCCAATACGACTTACTCAACGGGCGAACGACCGTGGGCACCGATGAAGCGGACCTAGACATCGCATGATGAGCGACAGCGACAAAATCGAGCAATTAGAACGCACGGTCGCGGAGCTTGCGCGCCAAATCGCCGGCATGCCGGTGCGGCTGGGGGACACGGCGGCGGGCATCGGCGACCACTTCCAGATTGTGCGGGGCACGGCGACCGCTGCCGTCGCCGATACCGACGTCGCATTCCAAATCGAAGCAATCCAGCCCTACGAACAGCACTCGAAAGCCCCCGACTCCCCGCTGTGGGTCAAAGCTCCGGCTGGTGGCGTGACGCTCACCGAGGGCCAATCCGTCTGGGCGATCTACCGTGAGAACGTGCTCACGTTCGATCCGGGCGGCGGCAGCGTGCAAGTCGACTGGCTGATGTTCGAGCCGGGGTCGAGTAACACGCCGCCGCTGCGCCGCTTCGAGCTGACGGCCAACAAGGCCTTGGCCGCGACCAGTGCGACGGTCAAATTCCTGGAAGATGACGGCACGCTCACCGGCAGTGACGTGACGATCTACTGTCCCGCCGGATTGTTCGCCGGCAAGACCGACAGCTACGTCGGCAGCGAACGCGGTTTTCGTGGCGTGGCGCTGCTGCGCACTGATCTAGGAGCCGTCGAGCCCGACCGCTGGGAAATCGTCGTGATGGAACGATTCGCCGAATGGGCCGTTGTCGCCTGGGACAGCAGCGGCGAAAACTTCACGCTGGTTGCCGACGCATTCGGCGGCGATGACTTCAACAACCGTCGTCCGGCCGCAAATGGCGGCGTGCTGGCCGTGAGTGATCCGGCAGCTCTCGTCGGCCGCACTCCGGCCAACGGCGAGACGATGATCGTTCGGCTCACCAATGATCCCGACACGCCCACCTACCAGATTCACGGCGTCCGCAACGAAGATCGTCGCATCGCGGTCAACGACGGCGACACGGTTCCGCTCACGCTGATCAATAAACTGCTGAACATTTCGAGTTACGATGACGAAACCGATCGACTCGTCGAATTTGAGGTGGTCGACGACACCGTCGATAAGATTCGCGCGTTCGTCCGGATCGACGACTTCGGCACGTCGCTCGACAAGGGCACCCGACTAGCGACCGGACTATCATCCGGTCTTACCGACAGCGTCGACGACATTAGTGTGACGTTGGCCTATCCTCTCGACAACATTGGCTCCCCTTTAGCCGATCCTCTAACCGTCGTCAATCAATTCGGAAAAGTCTATCAAGACGAAACTACTATTCTCGCTGCCTATGACGATGTGCTAGATCAATGGGTCGATATCACGCCGACTGCGGGTGAGGTGTTTACTGGACTTGTCCAGTATCCAACGACGATCCCAGCCGCCACCTGGGATGGCATGGCTGAGACGCTCACGCCAGGGACATTCAGTGTCACGATTTTAGAGCGGAGCGGAACAGCGGTAACGAACGAATATACGCTTGGCGAGATAATTGTTGTAGCAGAGAACTGCGCTCGCAGGTCTCTTGCGCTACCGTCCGATGTTTTGCTGGTCGTGAAGCTCCGATGGGAGGGCGGTCGGTTCACCTTGATCTGGGATGAAAGGTCGTCAGTTGGCGGCAAGCGCGTCCGCGGAACGGTCGTCGATCCAGGCGAGGGCTTTGTACTCACGACCGACGCCACGTTTGAATTAACGTCGCTGACCGAAGTGTACGGCGGATCGCCACCGACCGCACCGCTCACGGTCGAGCAGACGTTTGGGCAAGGCTACGTCGCCGGGCAACTCACCGAAGCGATCTTCAACGAAGCTTCCGGGCTGTGGGAAAACCTGCCCTTGCCGCGTAAGTTAGGCTGTCATCTGGGCGTGAACTCAGCCGGCTTCGAGTCCGTTACGCCGCTCTCACTCGCCGGCAGTGGAATGGGAGTGTCGTTTGGCACCGGTCCCGGTGGCTGCGATCAACTCACCGCTACCGGTGGCCTGACGGCCGGCTGTGGAATCATCATCGCCAGTGGCGTGGTGTCGGTCGATGTTGCTGACCTGGCCGGCAGCGGCCTCGACGTAAACACCGAAGGTGGTGCCTGCCAGTTGACGGTTGACCTCTGCGAAGCGCTCGAAGCGAAGGCGGTCGCGGATAGTAAGACCAGTGGGACCTACGTCCCAGCCGTGGTCGATGGTGTCTGCTCATTACTTGAAGTTGTCACCGGTTGCGACGGGAGTTAATAAATGGCCGACGAGTGGTTTTTGCAGAAAAACCCCGATGGGAAAATTGAATCGCAAATCGGCACCGGCAAGCTGCTGGGACGCCTGTGTGATAAGTCGATTGTGCTCAACAGTCCCACAGGATTAACGGACGCTGGCGCGGCAAAGATATTTCAGTGCCGGCCGTATTGGTGCTGGAAAGTGGAAGGGTGGGGAGGCAACTCGTCGAATGATCCTACATGGTGCAGCCGATTCTCTGGGGGACGACTTGGAGATGCTGGCCAGGATTATCAAGATGCAATTCACTGTCCCGGTTCATCCGCCGGTGGCATAACTTGGTCAAGAATTGGGCCGTTTGACACGTTTGACGCTTTTGGGGACTACTCGATTGTTTCGTGGAATGGAAGCAAGTCTGCATTCGGGAATTACACAGAATTCGTCCAGGTCTCTTGTGGGGATGGATGGGGCGACCCGGATTTAGAAGCGCGAGAGATTGATGGCGTGATGCTGCAATTCAGATTGCACAACTCGAACAGCGAAGCTGCGTTTGTAAGTTATAGAAAACACTGGGAATTTCCCGTGAACTTGTGGGAGGTACTTCAGGCAATCTGTGACGTAGACGCAGAGGACATTGAGTCTATCGATTCAGACCCAGACAACCCGACGACGTGGGTGCCGTGGTGCCGTGGGAACGGCGGGACCTGCACGCTGTCGATATGGTGACTTGCGAACACCTTGTCAAAGATGACAACGCAAAAGAAGCATCCTGATCCCGCGATCGAACGGCTCCGCGCTGAGAAGTGGCAGCGACTACGCGAAATGGATCAAGCAAAGTACGCAGCGACGTTGGCGAAAGCGCGAGAAGAAAAACTGCATCGACTACCCTGGCTAAAGCACAAATCGCCTAGACGTGCATTCGGCACGCTCGTCGCCCATGCTCTCAACAAGATCGGATACACGAAGGAGCGTCACTTGGCGATCAAGAAGAAATTGCGTCTCTCGCCGACGTGCGGCTGTGCGAAGCGAGAAAAGTCGCTAAACCAATTCGGCCGGCGTGTCATGGAGTGGTGGCGTCCATCGTAGCGACGGGGCAGCGTTCTAGCTTCGCTGCCAGCCGTGGGTCGCCGTGGGTGATCCACAAGACGAGTCCGCTTACGTCCCAATAAAGCATCTGCGGCTGATCGTCGATGTAAGAAGCCAC